GTATGAGATTTGGCAAGCTTCTCTGCCCAGATCATATCCTCTAGAGGAACTTGTTGCTTGTTTGCAATACATTGGCATATTGATTCCAGTCTAAGGCGATACTGAGTTGAAAGCATATTAGTCTCGTAGTTTAAGTTCTAGGTCTTCTAATTTGTGATACTCTGCATGAGCTCGTTCTTGACGAGCGCATATAATATCTAGGATATCATTGACGATAATGTCATTATCGACATAATCATCAAGGTACTTGTCGATTGCTTCCTTTAAGTAGCGGTGTCTATGCCACTCAGGACTGTATGGTTTGTACATAATGAAGTCAATGTATGTTCATATCATAGGATGGATTTGCCTGTTTGTCAACGTTCTATTTGTCCAATGGAATGATCTCCTGCTTTTAACATATCTATAATCTTATAGCAACCCAATTCTGGTCTAGATAGTCCACAAGTGCAAATATCTGCCATAGCGCTACCAGTTTCTGGCCAAGTATGAATAGATATATGACTCTCAGACAGTAGACCCAAAACAGTAACTCCTTGAGGATGAAACTTCTTGCTTACTGCAGAAATCAAAGTTGCACGACTTGCTATAGAAGCTTCTGTAATTACTCGTTTGAGAAATATTTCATTATCTAAAAGTTCATATGGGCAATCATATAAGTTTAGCATATAATGCTTGCCCATTATAGGATGTCCTTTGTTCACTTTTATTTCTTTTTATCCTCCTTATTTTTAGACTTGTATCCCCACAACTTGGGACTTACAGATCCATATCCAAAATCAATTTTTTGAACCGCACCTACACCATATTTGTCGTAGTACATATCAAATAGTTCGGATGTCTTTCTGCATCGGACCAAATCAACATACTCAATGCCGTCAACTTTATACCAAATTAACCTTGCATCTGTTGGATAATTTTTGTCATTAGCTTGATGAAGTGTAGTCTTCTCTAGAAGAACTTGGCAACAATATACCTTTTCATCAATAAAAACTGATTCTACTGGTTGGAGATCTCCTTGCATATCATTTTCCTGTTGTAAGCTTGCTGTCATGAACGGCCACCCCACTGAATATCTGGATACGCATCCTGTACTAAAGCAGAAGTAATTTTGTATTTACTAGATAATTTTTTGTCCTTTACCAAGATTAGAATTTCAGCTTCCTTCGGATGGAGGCTTCTCAATATATTGATAAACATCATTTCACGACGTATTGTGGTCAGACTATCATTACCACCCTTTACAAAATTATAGAGATTTGCATATTCTCTACGCAGGGATGTTTTCGCTCTTCCATCTAAATCCTGACCAGTTGCTGATTCGCCACCTTTCGCTTCTCTAGCAATGTTCTCAGATAATGTTCCTGAGTATACTGTCTGATCTTCAATATCAGAATATGGGACATCTCCCTCAGGGAGAAGCGATACCACAGACTCATCAAAATTCCAAACAAAGATAATCTTTAAAGAATCGTGTTCATACTTTTGCAACAATTCTATTTTTTTCGCTTTTGTTCTTTGCTTAGAAACTAACTCTAGAATTTCATACAGAAATGGGTTAATAGGTAATTCCTCAACCTTCTCTGTCTTCGTCTTCGTTGTCTTCATAACTGTTTTCAAACCTCACTGCTAAAATTTCATCGGGAAGAATATTCCCATTTTCATCAAACATCTCTGGATGGGTGTAAACTGGTTGTGACATATAAAAGTGTTCTTTAGCCAACCAACCTACTACTCCTCCAACAAAAAAGAACATAATAGAAACTAAAGTTCCGATTGTAAGAGATACTGCTAACATTTTCCTTCCCTCCAGAGAGTTACTTTTTCCTAATGTCTAAGTAAAAGTTTAGATGAATGACACATTCTCTACGGAAGAGAGAAATCATTTTACCAAACTTCATTTGAAGCGTCTTCGGTGTTTCTGATTTCTTCCCCCTTTGTCTTAAGAGCAATTCGACACCCCGATTTGTATGGGATTCGTAATTATTTAGTTTGTTTCTTTCGTCTTCCTGGCTTTCGCTCATGACTATACCTCCATGCATCTTCAAGTATACCATAAAGATACTCTTTTATCTGTCTTGCTTTTGACTTTGACAGATACCCGTATGCTTCAACTAATTCTTTTTCGCCACCCTTCAAATAACCTTCTAATTGTAAAACGGTATCGCTCAAATTTGCTGCAGTAGAGCTTTCAATAAACTGCTCGACTTCATATCTCTTTACTTTATTTGATTTTAGATATTGATAAAAATCTAAAACATATCTGCCATCGAAAGCATAGTCAATGGCAGTTTCGACTATTTGATAGGTGTCTTCCATTAAATTAAATTTTGTTCTTGCAAATACTTAACAGTTTCTGTACACCCTCCAAGTTTTTCTTGATCATTCAATATAACTTGAGGGAATGTAGATCCCGATCCAAACTCTTCATAGAATTCTTCCCGAGTGAAATCTCTGTTAAGTTTATATATGACATGTTTAAGTTCTACAAGTTGCATTACTTGTTGAATCTTAGTGCAGAATGGACATCCATCCTTAGAATAAATTAAAAAATTCACTTTTTAACACTCTCCCAATCCTTTTCAAAGATTTCCATACCCTTATCGGTAAGAATATGATCATACATCTGCTCAAGAATTTTAGGTGGCATAGTGCAAATATCTGCACCATTATACCAAGACCGAATAGCACGTTGAACGCTACGAATAGAAGCAGAAAGAACTTTAGTTTCCATCCTATGAATCTGATATAGTTCAGAGATAGAACGTACAACCTCCAGACCTGCCACTGACTGGTCGTCTAAGCGTCCTACAAAGGGCGAGACATATGTTGCCCCTGCCTTCGCTGCAAGGACTGCCTGAGAGGCACAGAATATCAATGTGACGTTAGTGCGAATCTTTTCCTTAGAAAGCTCATTACATACTCGCAATCCTTCACGAGTGCATGGAACTTTGATTGTAGAAACAGATCCAAACTTATCAACCAATCGAATTGATTCATCAAGCATTTCCTGAGCATTGCCCATGACTTCCATGCTGATGTCGGTAATACCAATATCTGCAATTTCTTGATATACATCATCTGGATTACGACCAGACTTCATGATCAAAGTTGGGTTTGTGGTAACTCCATCGACAAATCCAGTCTCGTAATACTTACGAATGACTTCAGTGTCTGCTGTGTCAAGAAAAATTTTCATAATTTTTTCAAATACTCCTTTTCTGATTTATACAAAAGTTTGTGGTCCTTATCAAGATATATCTGAATACCTTGATAGAGGTCTGGAATTAACCACTGATCAACCCGATAGCAGTATTGCCAATTCGCTGGTTGAATACAGTTCATTATAACAACAGACCAGAAAGCAGTCAAGTGGTTAATGATCGTAAGCATTTAATTTTTTTTTAGAATTGTTCCTGATTACCACTTTGGAATCGATGACCTCAACTTCGACATCATCATAGCAGTCCCAGCTAAGATCTTCCATCGACTTCATAATTTTTTCCAAAACTCCCTGGTTATACAGGATCTGTCTTGATTTTCTTTTTGAAATAGAATTACTGATCATTCAAAAGTCCTCTTAATAAACAAGTTGCTTCGCTAAATCTATCTACATAATGGATTAATTCCATCTCGTCGTTATTTAAAAAACCATTATCCAACATTTCATCCTCTAACCAATTCTTGAGTGTCCTCCACATTCTACCAACACAAATGATTGGCTTCTTTTCAATGTGATTTACCTGAACTAGTTGGTAAATCATTGCCATTTCAAGAAGTGTTCCAATACCACCAGGACTGACAATGAAAGCATCACATCTGGAAAAGGTATCCAACCTTGTAAAGAAATCATCATGCTTTGTATACTCATGAACATACTCATTTACTTTCTCCTCGAACGGCAAATAAATCGCTTCTGCTTCTGATAGGTTGATGTCAATAGAAGATGCTCCTTTATTTGCTGCTTCCATTGTACCAGGTCCACCGCCAGTGACAACTACCCAACCATGAGATGCAAAATCTTTACCCATCTTTTCTACTGCTCCATACAATCCAGATTCTGGGTCTGTTCTGGATGAACCAAAAATTGCTACTTTTTTCATGCTTCTTTCAATTAAAAGGGGGGCATATAAAGACCCCTATTTCCAACTTATTTATTGATATTAAGACAATAAAAAAGAGACCCGAAGGTCTCTATTTTGTTTATTCGGTTTTTAGGAAACTCAACCGATGCTAGGAGCAGTAAGTGCCACAGGAGTGGACTCAGCAGTAGCAAGATCAAGAGGGAAGTTGTGTGCATTACGCTCATGCATAACTTCCATACCGAGGTTGGCACGATTCAAGACATCTGCCCAGGTGTTTACCACACGACCTTGACCTTCAATAACGGATTGATTGAAGTTGAATCCGTTGAGGTTGAATGCCATGGTGCTGACGCCGAGGGCGGTAAACCAGATTCCCACGACTGGCCATGCTGCGAGAAAGAAGTGCAGTGAACGGGAGTTGTTGAACGAAGCATACTGAAAGATGAGACGACCAAAGTAACCATGAGCGGCAACGATGTTATAGGTCTCTTCTTCTTGACCGAACTTGTAACCATAGTTCTGAGATTCAGACTCAGTGGTTTCACGAACCAGTGAAGATGTAACCAAAGAACCATGCATTGCACTGAACAGAGAACCGCCAAAGATACCAGCCACACCAAGCATGTGGAAGGGGTGCATCAGGATATTGTGTTCAGCTTGAAAAACCAGCATGAAATTAAAGGTGCCAGAAATGCCCAGAGGCATGCCGTCACTAAAACTTCCTTGACCAAAAGGATAGACGAGGAAGACTGCGGCAGCTGCTGCAACAGGTGCAGAGTAAGCAACACAGATCCAAGGGCGCATACCGAGACGGTAAGACAGTTCCCACTCACGGCCCATATAACAGAAGATACCGATGAGGAAGTGAAAGACAACCAACTGGTAAGGACCGCCATTATAAAGCCACTCATCGAGAGAGACTGCTTCCCAGATAGGGTAGAAATG